CATGCAATTTTGCTGCATAATGCGCCCACATTTCGCGTGCGTTTGGGTTACTGTCTTTACTAGCCGATTTCAAATAATACTGTCTTCGGGCGTATTTCGTATCCCATACAAGGCGGCCTTTCTTGATTTTGCTTGCCTTTATTGAAGATGCGATCATTATTCCCGAATCTTGCTTTGCATAAAAGTTAGAATCTTTCAAGGCTTGTTGCGCCATAGCAATTTGACCAACTTTCGAAGCTTGTTTCACTCTTTGCGTTGTCTTTGCAAGGTCAAGCGTTACTTTTATACTCATATTATACCACACCTATTTCATAATGGTGAAGTTTTTTCCCGTCGTAAACTTCTTCGATTGTTTCGATTCGTCTTTCAGCAAGTGGCAAAAATTCTGTTTGAAATTTAATGATCTGATTTTTTTCAAACACTTGTCCTTTCGGCTTACTATTCTTAACGTCAAAAAACATAATAGCTGTTAACTTTCTTTCGACGTTTGACGGGCTCTTGACGATCTTGTCTGTGTTGTCAAACCTGATATTTTCCAAGTTCACTTCTGTTGTGCCTGAAGTATTTTGCCAAATGTCATTCGTTCCACCTGTCACCAATACACCGGAATGAATCAAAAGGCGTTTTTGTATAGGTCTTGCCATTATCTAAAAGTATTCAGGGTTTCGCGTCTTCCTAACCCTGGATAGATCAACCCGGTTGGCTGTAAATACATTTTAACCATTGGTGAAACCGGTATGCTGTCAATTAATTGAATGCCACTTCCTGAACCGCTTTTACCGCCGTTCGATTCTGAATAACGACCAATTGAAACACTTCCAACAATCGCCGAAGGGTCGCCGTTTAAAGCAGCTTCCCCCCCTTGCGATTCAATTGTGTTTATCTGGGCCGCTGTTGCCCTCTGCACTTTATCTTGCGTATACGCTGAAAATTCAGAAAGGCCACCGAAAGAAGGTATCCTGTTGATGCTTAAACGATCAATAATCACGCTTGCTGCTTCAACATACATGTCAAATTCTTCAGTCGAAAGATCATTTGAAGGGAAAAACACGTCGTATTCTGCTTTCGTTATATAACCCATAATTCACCGCCTTAATTTTTTACTAATTCAAGTTGATACGTTCCCGAAATATTGGCACTTGCACCACCTGTCACGGTCGTTGTTGCTAGGAACACAAGGTCTGTTTTTTCTTCATACGGAAGAGGTATTTTCCAAGCTTGACCCGAACCGCCTTGAAATTGATCACGTGCGCCCCTAGTTCTTGCCACTTCGTCGCCTGTAATATTTCCGCGACTTACAAAATTACCTTCAACGTCCGAACCTTTACCGGTGCTTGTATCTGCGTCCCATAAATAGCCCGTATATCCCGAAGGAATTGTGAACATTGTTTGAAGCGTTTGTCCTTTATTAATTTTAATTTGTGATAATGGCTGCCCCGTGCCTGCATGTGTAACTGTAATCAAACCATGATTAGCCTTTACACCACGTATTGATCTATCTTCACCCTTTGAAATAAACATGCGATTAATTCTGATCATTTCGTTTGGATCTAAGATTGAAACCGGTGTAATTCCTGTCAATGGTACAACAACAACAATTTCATTCCAATTGCCCGCGCCATCGTCTTTCAAACCGATTATTGTTAATTCTGTAGCACCACCACCACCAACTTGATCTTCTGCGCTGCTTGAAACTGCTGACAAACCGGCGTTTGCGTCAGGTAAAACAAGGTTTATAATATCACCTACTACAACTTCATTATCACCCGCGTCAACACCTTCAGCACGTCCGAATTTATACACAAATGATTTGTTCGGGACTTTACCCTCTGCAATAAATTGAAAATAATCGCCTAAGCTGCCCATATATTCAACTGTTTTTACAACTTTCATTTCCGGGCTGCCGTCTGCTGCTGTATTTCCTGTAGGTACAACGATAATACTATCATTATACACTTGTCTGTTTTGTATTGTTAATTCATCAAGAGATATAATATCACCAATACTTAAACCGTCATAATCATTCGCCATAATTGGCCACCTTTCCGGGTATTAATCTAATGCGTCAATAAGTGTTTGCAATGTTTCTGAATCTGTTTCAGTCGCTTCTATTGCTGCTTTAATTTCTGTTCCGTTCATACCTTCAATATCAACGTTTAACATTTCAGCAAGTGCCTTTAATTCATCAACTTTAAGTCTTGAAAAAGTTTTCTTTTTTTCTTCTGCGCCTGTTACTACAACCGCTTCAGCTTCTTCAACGATAACAAAACCACTTTTTTTATATCTGCTAATTTCGTTAGCTTCTGCAAATACTGTCGTTCCTGCTCTTTTCATTTTTGTCATATTTTCCATTTTAATTACCTTTCTCTAAAAAGAAAAGATCGGAAACAATTTTCCGATCTTCAATTGTTTAATTGTAAAACCGAATGATATTCGATTAAGTAGTTTTGTGGTGAACGTAGATTCCTGGCACTTTGTTGTCAGGTGTAAAGATATCATGATATACACGATATTTAAATAACCAACCGTCAGGGCCTTGATTAACTTCAGGTGAAAAGATCTTCATTGAATCGATTTTCTTATCAGCCATTGCAGCCATAGGATCACAAATCAAGAAGTTTATATCTCTACCCGTTACCGCTGTTTTGATATAACCTGCGTCATTACCTGTTTGAAGCGTGATTTCTGTGTAGAATCTTGCTTGTGGAATGATTTTTAATGGCATACCGTCAATTGTGTCAACTTCTCTGTTAATAGCCATAAACCCAGATTGTGTGATAAATTCTCTAGAAATTAAATCAGACTGTTTAATGTATTTCTTAACAGTAGGTGACATATAGAATAATAAACCTTCTTTTGGCACTTCTGTATTTTCAAGATATTCAATTGCATCGTCAATCGCTTGTAAAGCTGTTGTCTTTGCCAAGTCAGCTTCAACAGTTGCGCCGGCTAATGCTCTACCTGCTAACGTTGCGAATCTGTATGCGTCAATTTCAGGGATAACGCCGGTTCTCATGAATTCACGTGAGAAGAACGCGAATGCAGTGTCGATTGTTTCCATGTTGTCAGCCCTATCGACTGTAAATTCAATACCACGATCAATTGAGTAAGTGTGCGTTTCCCATTCGAAAGTATTATCACCAACAAGATATCCTGTTGATCTTGAATAGTTTTTTAAACCTTGTACAGTAACTTTCGGCAATCTGATATCTTTTGCCCCTGCTCCTGCTTGTTTTAACCATTCCGGCGCTTCCATTTCAAGCGTTAACGATTCGCGCTTGTAAATTTCATCAAGAATCGTCATGTATTCTTGTGCTAATGCAATTGTATTCACGAATAATTGAACGAAAATCATATTCATGAATAACGATTTAATTTTTTTCATTGTGTACCCCCATTTTCAAATAGTTTGTGTAATCATTTGAGAACAAAGACATATATTCAAAGAAAGTGTTTGTTAAGTCCGCAGCTTTTACCGCATGAAACGCCTTTAATTTAATTTTAACTTCAGGTATTTCAGGTTTGAATATTAATTCTTCGGGTTCGATTTTTAATACTTCACATATACCAATGCCTAGCATTTGAGTTGCAACCGTAATTGAATTACAAATCAAATCTTGACCGTAAGGCGCTGAATTCGCATGACCGTGTAACTCAATACACGTGATCAACCCTTCTTTTGTTTTAGTGAATATAACTTCTGTCATTACTTATCACCGTACATTTTCGAAAGAATATTTGAAGCTGTTGAACCTTTACTAGCACTTCCACCGTGTCTTTGTCCTTGTCTGCCATTGTTACCTCTTTGTTGCTGCGAACCGAAGTATTTCGCGTTTGATTCATTTTCTTTGAATCCTTTTAATGCTGTTTCGAAATCAACGTCGTCACTCATAGATTTTTGTATTTCAAACATTACATAATCAGTGAATTCCGGGTTAACTTCTGCCTTCGTTAATTGGTCTTTTTGCTCATAGGCCTGAATTTTAGAAGTTAAATCCGCATTAGATTGTTTTAAAGAGTCCATGTTTTTTAGTTGATCTTGAATCTTTTGATCACTTGTTTTCTTGTTTTCTTGGTGTTCTTGAAATGCCTTGTAATCATCTGATTCGTGGAATTCTTTTTCCCATGATTTTTTGCCACGATCTAAACGTTTTTGAATACTTTTGTCATATTCTTCTTGTGTCATATTGACCATTTTTGCATCTTCGTTTTGCTGATCGCTGCCGCCTTTGCCTGCGTCACCTTCGTCGCCTGCTCCTTGACCGCCGTTTTCGCCTTCATCATTAAAGATTTGAAGATACGTTCTTCTTAAAAATTCGTGTTTTGCCATTTTTGAAACTCCTTTCACCGTTTACGCCCGTCGGCATTTGTCCGTTTTGAGTACGTCTACTATTTAATAATTAAAACCAATGACCAAAATATAAAGTTTGCAAATAATAAAGCCCATACATACTTTGCGTTTTTGGGGTTTGGTTTAGTCCACTTAGACATGTTTAACCTTCCTTTCGTTTTCTAATTATCCGCCTTCTTGTTCGCTTGTACTGCTTTTTGAGATAACGACCGATTGAATCCAGGTTCTTGCGTTCTGATTGTTTGAGTTCTTCCCGTAGAATCCATGAATTTGTTTAAGTTCGCTTCCTTCTGCTTTAATTTTACACTACTTTTAGTGAATCCGTCAACATCACCTGTCTGATCTGCTACAATTAGCCTTCTTTTTTCTTTTCTGACTTCCCTTTCAAGGTATCTTTGTTTGTTTGTTTCTTCTGCAACTTTAGCATTTTTTTTAAGTGGGAACGGTTCATTTCTCTTAATGCTTAAACCATCAAAGTACGGGTATTTTTGATGTTTACAATTAACACCGAATAGACCGTCGGCGTCACCTTCTGAAGTTTCTGAAAACGCTTTGTACTTTTTACTATCTCCGCTTTTTGAATATATACGGCCTTGATCAATTGCACATTTCGGTCGGGCTCCTAAATGGCTTGTAACCTCGAATAGATCCGAACCGTATTCGTCAGCCCTTGCATCTTGCGCGTCTCTTGCTGTTTGTAAACTGCTTGTTACAACTTCCCTTCTTACAGCTGCGTCAAGTGTATAATTAACGATTGAACCATCTTTGCGCTTATAAGTTTGGCCCGTGATACCTTTATCAGCCAATTTAAAAACTGCACGTCTGACGGCTGTTTTATAATCATATATACCTGAATCAACTTGAATAAATGTTGTATTTACTATATTTAAAAATTCTTTGTTTGCTGATTGAAGGGCCTTTGTATTAACTAAATTAATTGTTTTATCAGTTTCTTTAATGGCTTTGTCTATAATTCTGTTTATTGCCGGGCTATCTGCGACAGGGACTTGTTTTTCTACTAGGCCTTTTTTAATCGCTTTTTTATAAACGGTTTCATCATCTTCAACACTTTCAATTGCCATGTTGGTGAATAGCTTTTCAACTTCTTCGTCTGTACGGCCTGAATATTTTGAAATGATCTTTTTATTTCTTCGATTAACTGCGCCGGCTTCTTTTAATTTTTTAGCGTGCCATGATTCAATATTATCAATATCTATGTTTTTATTAATGTCAATATCTTGAACAACTGAAACAAGTAAATCATTTTCGATCTCTTGATATAATTCAATCAAATCTTTTTCGAGTTCTATTATCCTTGTTTCACTTAACATTATGCACCGCCGCCCATATCATCTATATTAGATTCTTCAGGCGAACGCGATTTGATCTTATTGACCTTTTCTGTTGCCTGTTCTTCAGTTAATTTATATACACGCATATGATATTCAATTAAATCAATTGCACCGCTGTTTAATTCTAGCAATGCATCTTTTCTTATTTTGTCTGTATCTTCAAATATTGAGTCGTCAAACTCAACTGATATAGGCTGTTCAACATCATAGTTTGTTCCATCAAACTCATTTGATAAGATCAATATATTCTTTGCAAGGCCTTTTAATGCTTCTTTCAAAATATGTTGATCTTTTTTAACTGATTTATACAAAGGCTGATTTCCTGCGATAACTTCAGTAGCCGTCTTAACGACTCCACCTTCAAATTTATAATAATTTGTACCAAACCCGCATTTAAAGCCTAATAGATTTAACATTCTATTCAATCCAACGTCATGAGGATCGATCCTTAATTCAGATTGAACAAATTTAATTTTTTCTTGATCGTCACCCATATCAACGCCGTAAAAAGTTGTGTCACGTTTATCAAACAACGGCTTCATAACTGTTTCGCCGCCTTGTGTTTCAACCTTAATTTGTGCCAATTCATCATGAACAAACATTTTTGAAATACCGTTTTCAAATTCTGTTACATATGAGTTGTAAACTTCATCAACACTCGAAACCTGATCAAGTGCGTTACTAAACAAGCTAACACCTAAGCCAATTTCATTATATGCAATATTGTTTGCTTTTGCCGGTTTGATTATTTGAAATCTTGGATCCGGTGAATTAGTCAAAAAGAAATCGTCCATATCAGCCGGTAAATCTTGGGCCACAAATTCGCCTTTTTCGATCTTTAATAAATGATTAGCAATTAAATAACCGTCATAATTTTCTGGTATGTCTAATTCTATACGACTTTCGATTGTTTCTTCTGAAGTAAATTCGTCAACCGGATATAATCGCACATGAACATTCAAATATACCGTTTCTTCATTTCCATATCTTGAAGCCGAAGCAAAAGCACAATCAATTACACGGCCATTTTCAATCGTGATAGGGATAACCTTGTCAGTCGTTACGTAATCGATCAATGTTTTGTCGCGATCTCTGAATTCTACAAATGCGCCTGTACCTAATGCACACATTTTTTCAATCAGTTCATTTGCTTTTGATCTAAAAGCATTCGATTGATCGTCTAATACATTATCGATTGTCTTTTGTGCTTCCGGGTCTGTTGCTGTGATCTTAATTTGTTCGTTTAATAATAGATCTGCGCGATCTTCACAAACCTTCTTCGCCATTTTTAAAGCTTTCTTTGTTTTCTTCACATAATCACTACCGTTGTATACATCATAATCGTGAAAAGTATCAACATGGCCCCTATACCATGAGTCCCACAAAATAACATATTGTCTGAATTCCTCTTGGATTTGTGCAACACTGTTGATTGCATAGGCCGGGTTTGTGTAGTAATTTCGTGTAATGAAGTTTCGTAACTTATTGTAATTCGCAAATAAACTCATTTTTTACCCCCATAGTTTATAATTTTAAGTAATGGTTTCATGAAAGGTTCTGTGGAATACTCTTGACTATCCAATGTATCAATATTACTTGTTCCGTCGTCTAGTCTTTCGTCCTGCATTCCGTTAGTTTCACGCCATACAGCGCCTTCAAATGCTGAAACCGTATGTTTGCAGGTTGATAATAAAAAGTATCGCCCTGAACCGAATAAACGTGTATAGAATCTTATACGTTCGTTTATTTCACCTTTCTTTGCATTACTAACCTTTAACCTCATTTTATTATTAATCAAAGCACTATTCAAGCCGTTTATTAACACTTGTTCTGCACTATCGGCGCGAATATCTGCAATTTTAAACATTGAAAATTCGCTTTGAATGGCTTTAATAAACTTAATCAATTCATTTTCAAGCGTTGTTGGATCCATTTTTTTATCGTTCCAATAATCTTTGATAGTAAATACACGGCCTTTTGCAAGATCAATTAATGTCGCGTTGAATGCTTGGCCTGATTTACTACCGCCAAAGTCAATCCCTATTGATATAAAACCTTTTGCATTCTGCGGCAATACGTCGATTATAAATTCTTTCTTCTTGCCTATGAACGTTGTATAAATAGATCCTTCAGCAGCTACCCAACGACCAAGAATATATCGATCATAATAAACAGTACCTGTGTATTCTGCTTTTAATGATTCAATGAATTCAGGATCTAAGAAGGTGTTATCATCAATGACGAAATGAAATAATTTTGCATTTAAGTTCTTTTCTTCTGCTTCGTCAATGAATTGTTTTAACCAATGGTTCGGCGCGTCGGGGTTTGTAGTACCGTCAAATTTAGCGTGTTTTGAGTCAAGGCGGGATTTAAGCATATCAAATATATTCTTATCCCATGTTGCCACTTCGTCACCGTATGCATAGATTAAACCGGAACCCTGTATCTTTGTAACCGAACGTTTATCGTTCGCACCTACACAACGAAATTCACGCCCAAATATTACAACGTATCTAAGGCCCGCACTATTAATTTTCATTTCCGAAACGTGATCCGAACCAAACATATCACGCATAGGCATTAAAACATTATATTCTAATGTCGTGATAGTCTTACCGATCATTACGCATCGGCCTTCAGGTAATTCCTTTATACGCATTAATAATAAAAAATAAGTTATTACCGTTTTACCTGCTCTTGTAGCACCTGAAAAGATATTCCAACGTGCGTTCGCTTCCAATAAGCATTCAGCCTGTTTCTTTGTAAAGTCCATTACTTCACCGCAGCTTTCGCAACATTGGTCATCGATTCGATTAATTCATCAAGCTTGTTCGCTTCGGATTGTGGTTCGTCATTGAACAATTTGACATATCTTGCCAATTCTTCGCGTGCTTTGTCTTTGCCGACTAGTTTGAAGCTAAATTGACCATCTTTACCGATTTTAACTTCCTGAATGTTACTTGTGTCAATGGTTGCACTATCTTTAATATCAATCTTAATATTGCCTTTTTCGTCCTGGTAGAACCTTAAATAATTACCTATGTCGTCCGTCGCAGCTTTCATGATCAAATCTAATGCAGTATATTGATCTTTTTGTATCCTTTCCATTGCAGCTTGCTTTAATTCCTCAATTCTTGCCTTTATGTTAGGATTTGTTAATAGTTTCGAAGCTTGAGTCCTTGCAGTTCTTTCGCTGTATCCTGCGGCAATTGCTGCGTGTGTACCGTTGTATATTCTACCGTTTAGCCTGGTAATATACTTGTTGCAAAACAATTCATGTTTCGCGTTCTTCAATTTTCCCATGTGTTCACCTTCCTTTATTGGCCGAAGTTAGGCCGTGACCATGTACCTATACCATGTACTTAAAGTATATCACACTTTGTAAAAATGAAAAATAGACCCGTTAAGGGCCTATTTATTATTCAAGAATTCTTATTGGCGGAATATTTATTTTGAAAGGATCATACGTCATTTCAAATATATCAGGCTTGCAAGGGTATATTTCACCTTTGACGCCTTTGATTATATAGTCGCCTACATTTGCTTTGTGATCACCTTCTAAAGTTT